CTAGCGCAGGTTACAACCCACTACGTACACAACTTGGCTTATTCAGCGACATTGAGAAGTTAGGTATGACTCCGTATGACATGAGTCTCGGCTTAGGTAAAACTATCTCTGATGCTGGTGCAAGACAGGCTGGTATTGTTATGGGTGGAGAGACAGCGGCAGCGCCATCGTCATTGGCTTACAGTTCATACAGCCCGTTGGGTTCATCACTTAGCGGTGCTGGTTCTATCGGAGGAAGCAGTGGCGGACAACAACTAGGAAGTTGGTTTAGCGGATTGTTTGACAAAGGTCCAACATTGTTAGCAGGATAAGGAAAAATCATGGCAGAAATCGTAGGCGGTTTATTTGGAGTATCTCCTGAGCAGTTAATGCGTCAGCGTCAAGTTACGGACGCAAACAATGCGTTTAGGTTTGCTAATCTTGACCCAATGCAAAGAGCGCAAATGGCTATCTATCAAGGTAGCGCAGGTGTCGCTCGTGGAGTGCAAGGATTACTTGGTGGAGACCCTGAATTAGAAAGAATATCAAAGATTAAACAACTGTCTTCACAGTTTGATTTATCGACTCCAGATGGCGCTCGTCAATTCGCTCAAGCATTACAACCTTTTGCTCCGCAAGAAGCAATAATGGCTGTTCGTGAAGCAGACCGTATGGAGCAAGCTGGTCTAGGTCGTCAAAAAACAGCAGCGGACATACAGAGAACTGAAAGTCTTGTTGCTAAAGAGGAATTATCAGCCGCACAAGAAGAAAAACTAAGAAAAGAATTGTCTAATCTCCCTCCAAATGCAACAGAGCAGCAGATTCTTAGTGTTGTAACTAAGTACGGTTCTCCAGATAAGATTCTACAAGTCTTAACACAATCACAAGATAGACGGGCTAGAATTGCCGCCGCTTCTGCTGGTAAAGCAGAGGCTCCAACAAAACCACTCTCGGCTAGTCTACAAAAGAGCGAAGACAAAGATATTGAGGCTATTGACACTTACTTAGCGCAAGGTGAAGCACTTAAACCATCTATTTTGAATTTAACCCCAGATGCTAAAGGTGTACGTACATTAGAATTAGGACCTGCAAAGAACGCTAAATACATTGCTCAAAATGCACTAGGTAACTCTACTCCTGAAAGTCGTGCATACGAGGCATTAAAGTCTGCCGTTGATACAGCAGTTAATTTACAAGTGAGTGCTGAAAAAGGTGTACAAACCGACAAGGACGTACTGCGTTTTGCCAATGCGTTAATTGCAGCTTATGGTCGTAATGATACCGAGGCTACATTGCAAGCACTGAAACGATACAACGAAGCTCTTGATAAAGCAAAGAATCGTACAGAGGCTCGTGTTGACCAGCGCCGTGTATCTCAAAAAGTTGAACCATTGTTTGGTGGTCAGCAAAGAACATCGGTAGCTCAACCAGAAAAACCAACTACTGCTAAAACACGAACACTCAAGTCAGGTGTTACCGTAACTATTGAGGATTAATAATGCCTAAGTATACAATTAATGGTGTAGTTTATAACTCGCCAACAGAATTGTCAGATGCAGATTTAGAAGAATTAGCAGGTGGACAACCTCAAGCAGCGCCAGCTCCTGCTGCGACAACAGCACAGCCACGACAGCCACGGTCAACAGGACAAGAACTTCTGCGTCAAGTAGGGCTGACAGGTCGTGCAGCTTATGAGGCTTTTACTTCTCCTGCAACGATGGTTTTAGAAGCAGTTAGAAGCGGTGTTAATTTAGGTTCTGAAGCACTTGGTTCAGACTATCGCATGGCTTCTCCTGCTGCAGCACAGAGTAGGATGCTGACACAAGCAGGTGTACCTGAGCCTGAGAACGCAATCGAACGAGCAGTTCAGTCTGGCACACAAGCAATGACCAGTACTGCTGCTTTAGCTAAAGCTGCTCTGAATATTCCTATCCTTGCTGCAGACTTAATTCGTCAAGTTCCTGCATCTGCTGCTGCTGGCTTAGTAGCACAACCTACTGCTGAAGTGGTAAAAGAAGTTACAGGTAGCGACACAGCCGCCACGATTGCTGGTATCTTGACAGGTACGGTTGCTGCAGCAACTACTGGTAAAGGTATTGATTATAAGTATCGTCCTCGTGAAACCATTGCTCAGGTTAAAGACAGAGCAGCAAAGTCTTACCAAGCAGTTGATGATGCAGGTATTACTTTAAAGCCTCAAAGTGTTCAGAATATGTTTAACAAGATTGACACAGCGTTAGACGATGCTCGTATGGTTCCGGGTACAGATTCCGCTAGGGAAGTTACTGCTCGTTTAAATGAAATGCGTCGAGTATTGGGGGACAGTCCTGTACTTCCGTTCAGTTCGTTAGACAAGATGAGAGCAATGCTGAACGACTTAAAGGGAAGCAAAGACCCTGATGTACGTCGATTAGGCGGTGTTGCGGTTACAAAAGTAGATGACTATATTAGTAATGTATCAGGTAAAGACATTGTTGCTGGTAGAGATGGGATTGACAAAGCAGTAAAAGATGTCATGTCGGCTCGTAAGGACTGGAGAAATTCAAGTAGAGCGCAGACACTTGAAGATGCACTTAATGTAGCCGAAGTAAGAGCATTAGACCCAAAAGCATCGGATAGCGAGTTAATCCGTCGTGGGTTTATCAACTTAGCTGCAAATAAAGACAAAATGAAACTGTTTACAACCTCAGAACAGAACATTATTAAATCAGTAGCCAAGGGCGGTCCGTTTGATTCTGTTCTATCTATGATTTCAAGGTTTAGTCCATTGCGGTCACAACTCGCTGCCGCTGGTGGAGCTGCTGTTTATACCCAGTCTCCTACTGCTGCGATTGCACTTTCTGGCGGTGGATTAACTGCTGACTTGTTACAAGGTGCATTGCGTAAACGTGCGGCTCAGTCGGCTGTTCAGGAGATTGCTGCAGGAGCAACACCAAGAGCGCCAAGTTCAGCCTATCAAGGTTTACTCACAGGTGCGTTAAACCCTCCTGAAGTCTCTACTGAAGAAGACTTACAACGATTGTTGAGTCGATAGTCTTTACATTATAGCTAAATGAAACTGTACGACAACTGGAAAGAAATCTTACGCAAGGCTTGGTCTATTCGGTTCATGGTAATAGCAGGGGTGTTGTCTGGAATCGAGATAGTTCTGCCCCTGTTTGCTGACCAGTTTCCAAGACATATCTTTGCTTCGCTCTCTTTTGTGTTTGTCGCTGCTGCTTTTGTGTCTAGGCTTGTTGCTCAACGAGATGTTTAATAGAAAACAAGTAGCAACCATCAGTCTATCTGCTACTGCTCTAGTAGCATTATTACTACACGAAGGATACCGAGAAAATGCTTATACTCCCGTGGCTGGAGATGTACCTACAATCGGTTTTGGAACTACTGCAGGAGTTAAACTGGGAGACCGCACATCACCAGAGAAAGCTATCACAGTTGCACTCAGAGATGTGCAGCGTTTTGAAGGTTCGTTAAAAGACTGCGTTACAGTACCGCTGCATCAGCACGAGTACGATGCGTACATCAGTCTATCTTACAACATCGGAAGCAATGCTTTCTGTAGGTCTACCCTAGTTCGTAAACTGAACACAGAAGACTACACAGGTGCGTGTAAAGAGATACTACGATGGGATAAGTTCCAAGGAAAACCACTTGCTGGACTGACTAAACGAAGACAAGAGGAACATCAGAAATGTTTGGGCTTATAAATCCACTATACAAGATTGCAGCCATTGTAGGGCTTGTGGCTGCGTTATTTGCTTTTGGGTACTACAAGGGTTATTCCTCTGAGAAAGCTCGCTTTGATGCGTTTAAAGCCGAAATAGAGGCAGCGACACTGGCTCAAGAGAAAGTCAACCAACAGATTATTAAGCGTCAGGATTTAGTTACGAAAGGAATCACCAATGAATACAAAGCTAAAATTGCTCGTCTTGAGTCTGTTTATAACGGGGTGCAGTACCGTGATTCCGCAGCAGTGTCCTCCAATCCCAGCACCGCCTCCAGAGTTAATGAAAAAACCCAAAACCTTGTACTTGATTGTGCAGTCACAACCCAGCAACTTGTGTCCTTACAAGATTGGATAGAAGAACAACGGAAACAAGAAAAGTAGTATATATTACACAAAATCGTGTGTATTGTACAAAATTAGATACATTTTCTTACATTTCCTTACAAACACAGCTTTTAGCCAACAAAAAAACCCTGCCGAAGCAGGGCTGTAAAGTTACAACATACAAGGAATTAGATTTCACAACCTCCAGCCGTACACGCTAAGGTTTGAGCGCCTTCGACATTATCGTCATACTCTTTGAAGTTCTCCCAATCAACAGTATCAGGAACTAACGACTTTAACTTGTTGTAAGTCTCCTCGTCACACTCCTCATAAGGTGCTTGCTTGTAAGTACCGCCATCCATCGGTAGGAACGACACTCCAGTTACTTCGTCGAAGTGCTTAAATGTCCATGCTCCGACATCCATCCACTCATTCTCAAGCACAGAGATAGTTACTGAAGGCTTATGCTCACAGTAGTGACGCTGGAATAACAACCACAACTTCAAGTGTTGGATAGCTGACAAGTCTTCACGCAATAGACCACCTTCAGCTACTTCTACAGGAAAGCTAAATACTGTAGTTGACTCTGGCTTCATCACACAAGGCTCCGCTACAAACCCAGCTTGAATCATGAATTGTGTGAGTGGGTCTTTATTATCAGCACGAACACGTCTAATATAATACTTACTATGTTGAGGATGAATACCGCTTGCAGTAGAGCAGATCTGAGAAACAGTTCCTTCAGGCTTAACGGCAGTAACAGCAACAGACTGGTTAATGCCAATAGCGTCAGCGTAGAAAGCGTTCGTAGTAACAGCAAGGTCACGGAGTTTCTCCAATCGAGCAGGTAATGATTCATCATCAGGGTTGTTGAGTAAAGTGTTGTCGCAAATACCAGTCATTGACACACCTAAAAGTGCTTCTTCTTCTGTGTTCTTTTGCCAAATCTTACGCAAGTACGGGAAGTCGGTAAGACTAGCCTGAAAAGTACCCAGAATGGTAGCAAGACGAATCTTACGACTAATATCATCAATACTATCAGTGCTGCGAATGATGCAGCTAGATAGGTTACAGAATTGATAAGGACGTAGAATAATCTCTGAGCAGGGGTTTGTACCAAACGCATACGACGCATCCCTACGACCATTCTTCTCAGCTTGCTTTTGACTTGCTTCACGATTGAAGATACCACGCTCTCCGCTGTGTGATTCATAGATTGAACTCCATTCACGCATAAATTGACCAATAGACGGAGTCTCAACATAGGTAGC